GCGTGCGTGGCCGTCGTGGTCGCCCATGACGGTGATGAACTTCGGGGTCAGGAAGTCGGCGTCAGTAGTCATCTGGGAATCGGTGTCCTCGTTCGCCTGGCTTGTGGTCTTCGTCCTTGAGCCTTGACACGACGTCGGCCTTCTGGTCTTCGACGTACTCGTGGACCATTGCGAGGCAGCCGAGGTAGCCGGCGGCGTCGACGATGGTGTCGTGCTTCCATTCGCCGCGGTTGAGCACGGTGGAGAGGCGTGCAAGTTTGACGCACACCATGAAGACGACGGCGTCATGAACGGTGAGATCATGTCCGGTGATGGTGCGGAAGAGTTCTTTGACTTTGTAGTAGTCATCGAACGGGTGTGAGTATTCGGCTTGGCGTGGCCCGGTGATTAGCGCGTGGGCTTCCGTGAGGATGTCTGCACCTTTCACAACTCGACTCCTTGCTGGATGTGCAGGCGGAGCCGTTCGACGGTGGCGGTGAGTGCTGCGATTTGGGCTTTGGCTGCGTCGGTTTCGCGGATGGCTGCGGTGAGCGAGTCTTCGAGGTTGTCGCGTTGTTCGGTGACGTGTGCCAGGGCGACGGACAGTTCCGAGATGCGGAGCTGCGCCTCCTCGTTCATTTGGCGTAGGGCGTCTGGGTCGTAGGTCATTTCTTGTTTCTCCTTTGTAGTTCTGCTTGTAGGGCTTTGATTACTGCTTCGAGCCGGTCGACGTCTCCGGGGCCGACGAACACTCGTCGGAGGAAGTCGATCGCGTCTCTGATTTCTTGCTTGGTCATGGCGGTCTTTCTAGTAGGAAGCGGCCGGAGCAGGGAAACGAACAAACCTGCCCCGGCCGCCGGGGATCATTGGCGTTGGCGTGGCCCACGCAGGGCGAGCCACGTCAACGCCGCCAACAGTGCGGGCACGAGCGCGAGCTCGAGCATCACCACATGTCAGCCGAAGCATCCTTGACGGGTGCCTCGACTTTGGCTTGGTATTGCTTCGGTGCGTTGAACGCGGCCGATTTCTTCTCGCCGTCGCCGACGTAGCGGACGCTGAGGGTCGAGCCGACGAGCGTCTGCACGCCCGCCTTCTCCGCCGCCTCACGGATCGCTTTGGTCATCTGGCCGCGCACCCAGAGGTTGGCTGCACCGGTGGGCTGTTCCAAGGTGAACACGAACACCCAGCGCGGGTCGCCGTTGTCGTAGGTCTTCAAGTTCCCTGCCGGGTCCTTGTCTTGGAGTTTCGTCACCTCGGTCACGACACCGGTGTGGGTGTCGCCGACCTTGGCGAACTTGAGTGCAGGCAGCTTGGGGCCGCCTGCGGTGGATTGCATAAAGTCATCAGACATGAGTGTTCTCCTTGATGATGTAGTGGTTGCTTGCTGGGATGTATTCCAGCAGGACGCGGTCGCTGTAAATGTCCATGAGGGTGGACCAGACGCGTTCGGCGTCTATCCAGGACAAGTCCAGCAAGGCGAGCCCTGCCGTTTGGTATTGCTTTCCTGTCCGATGCATACAGATGCTTCGGATGAGGTCTTTTTCAATGTGGCCGTCTTGTTCGGCGACTTCGAGGAGGATGCGTGCGATGCCGACCCGGCGTTCGGTGGGCGGGTCGAGGCTGATGCCGCCGTGCGCCTCGTCGGCAATCTCACGAATCGTCGCCTTCAACTGGTCGCTCAAGTTTGCGAACCGAACCTTGAGTTTCTCGACGTGCACCGTCGGCACGAGTTGACCTTCGAGGCGGCTCATTTCTTCACCTTCTTCGGGGCGGTCTTCTTGCGGACGGGCTTCGGGTCCTTGGCGATCGGCTCGAGCACTGGTTCGACGGAGTTCATGAACGGTGCCGAGAACTCCGATTCGAGTTGCTCGATGCGTACCAGCAGGACGTCCAACTCGAACTCGTCGAGCTCTGGGAGTTTCTTGCCGGGTGCTGGCCAGTGACGCTTGAGCACTTCTTGGGCGGCTTCGCTGAGGTTGCGGATGCGTCGGAGTGCGTCGGTCCGGTTGAGGTCTGCAGAGGCGGCGACTCCGGTCGTGGGCGGAACTCCGTCGTTGGCCGCCGCCTCCGCATGCACCTTGATGTGCAGGTCTTTGCGTTTGCGCCAGGCGCGAACTTCCATCGCCATCTGTGCGGCTTCCCATCCGGCGACGAGGTCGAGTTCGTACATCTCGCACTTGCCTTGGCCGGCGGGGAGGTGGATGATGACGCCGCGAGTCTTGTCGATTTCGGGCATCGGGAGGCGTTCTTGGGTTTGCCAGTTGTAGATGTATTCGGCGTTGGCGTACATCGCCATCTGGACTGCGATGGCGTTGATGGCGTAGTCGATGTTGCCGGTCTTCAGGTCGAAGATTTGTTTCTTCTTGCGTGAGCCGAAGCGGGCGATGCGGTCGGCGGTGCCGGCGTACTCAAACTTCTCGTTGACGAGCAGCACTTCGACGAGGCGCGGGTCGATGATGACGCCGTGCTGGGTCATGCCGAGGACGTATGCGTCAACGTCTTTCTGTAGACCGGGGAGGATTGCGGGTTTGCGGCCGAGGTCAATCTGCTGGGTGAGTTGGTGGAGTGCGGTGCCGATGTTGGCTTTGCTGGATGCGCCTGCTGCTTCGATTGCTTGTTGGACGATGCGGTCGAGTGCTTGCTTGTCGTCGAGCGCGGTGGATGCTGCGACGAGGAGGTCGTTGCGTTGCACGAGTCCGGTTGCGGTCATGCGACCTTTCCATGCGGTGAGCGAACCTTCGTCGTCGAGGCACTTGGCGATTGTGGTGACGCGTGTGAACGACGTCTGCTTGCCCGATGTCGTGTTGATGAGGTAGCGACCCCATCTGTCTTTGGGTGCTTCGGCGGTCGTGAAATCGTCGGCGGTATTCATGTCGTTTCGTTTTCTCCTTGGTTGTTGGCGGGGCTTACTGGGATTGACTGTACCTTATCGGCGGGGTGTAGGTCGGTCAAGCATAGCGAGAAGCTCGGCCCAGACCTTAGCGGGCATCACGGCGTACCAGTCGTCCACGTTCTCCGACCCGCGACGCTTCACGATGACCGCACCAGTCCATGCTCGAGCGTTGGCCATCTCGGTCTCAAGCTCGCGAATGTATCCAGGCAAATCGATTTTCTTCTCATTTTTCACCTCTATGCAGACACCAGGTAGGCCGTCGATGTCGCCGCGGTCGTCGGTCCAACCGGCACGGCTGCGTTCGGCGTTGACCCACCCGAACGTCCGCAGCCACTTGGCGACGAGCAACTCGGCCCGATTACCTTTGCGTTTGTTTGGATGAGCCACGGGCTCTCACTCTACGACGCGCCTCGCGCCGTCTCTCGGTCGTCGTCATCCCACCCCAGATGCCAATCTCCTCTGCGGCTATCGCATGCTCGAGGCAGTCGACGCGCACCGGGCACTTGTAGCAGTACGACTTCGCCTCGATGACAAGACGCCTGACGCCTTCCTCAAAGAACACGTCGCCCGAAACGCCGATGCAGGCGGCCTGTCGATACCACGACGGGCGTTTCGGGACGAACGCGTTGTCTTCGTTGTTCCAGTTAGCGATCGGCTCTTGCGTCACGACGCTTCAACACTTTCTTGAGTCGAGCGGCATCACGTTGCTGGATGTGGTCCGACCAGTACTTCACCGCGGTGATGAAGCATCCGATGAGCACGATTGCGAACACTGCGACGTGCCACGGCTGGTAGGTGTCTTCCGGGTTCTCTGGCCCTGTCATCCAGAGTCCAATCCATGCCGCCGTCAAGACGGTGAGGCATCCGAGTTTCTCTAATGGTTTCATGTTCCCTCCTTGTGGGTGTGATTCGACCATAGGGCATCACTGTCCGATGGTGGTGGATGCTTTCTGCCAGGTGGTCCATTGCTTCCATCCGCCGTACTGCCAGATGGCGAGGGCGGCGCGGGCTGCGGTGGTCGGGTCAAGCAGGTCTTCGCAGGTGCTCACTATTCGCAACGATTGCAGATAACCGTTCGGGTAGTACCGATTCGGCAGGCACCATGACGGGGTGTGGATTTGGAACGCGGTCCACGATCTGGACTTGTCGCCACGCACGTCGAGCAGGCATCGGGACTCGAAGTAGGTGACGGCCCCGACCATCGGGAGCTCTGCCTCGGGCCATCCGACCTGCCGGGCGAGTTCCATCCAGCCTGGGCAGGATTGCCCGTCAGAACGCTCCAGTTCGCTTCTGGTGGGCGTTGACGGCTGGGGTGCCACCGTGGTGCTGGTGGACGCCACGGGCCGTCTGGAGGGCTCTGGTGAGCCTTGTGGGGCTTCGGCCGCCATCGCCGGCATCAGCCCTAGGAGGGCTGCGGTGGCGAGGGTGAGGGCTGCGGTGAGGTATCTCATCGGGTACGCCTTTCGTTTGGAATAACCGCATCAGCCAAGGAGGAAACTGATGCGGGGCGGTCGACTCGTGACGCCCGCCGAGGCCGAGGACCTGCCGTCGCTCAGCCTAGTGGACGCCTCCTTGTGATGTCCAAGTAGAACCCTAGCGGGGCTGTCAACGACCCAGCAGTTTCACGTTCTTGACCATCCCGACGGGGATGTGGACGACGGAGTCGATCTGCTCGGTGCCTTCGATGCGTGACTGGTAGAGGGTGACGTGGTCAGGGCATCCGCCTTCTTGGGTCGGTACGAGCCATCCGACGCTGTGGACGATGGCTGGTTCCTGCTCGAGCTCGCCGAGGGTGAGCCATCCGTCGGAGTCGCCGTGGCAGTCGTGCCAGGTGATGATGGCCAATGAGCCGAAGTCTTCTAGTCGAGCCATACGACGAACTCTCCTGTCACTCGTCCTTTGTCGGGGTCGATGAAGTGCAGCCGTTGGCTGGGGCGAGCTTGGGCTGCGAGGTGTTCGGCGGCGTAGGCGTTGCCGGATTCGGGTGAGCCGGTGATGAAGACCCGGTTGCCGTTGCCGATGGTCGCGGAAATCGGGTTGTGCCAGTGGCCCATGTAGCAGTCATCAAAGTCGGGGACGATTCCTGCGGCCCAGGAGGAGACGCGTTTGATGATGCCGAACAGCGGGGTGCCTGAGTAGGTGCGTATCTCGTCGCCGTGCACCAAGAGCACCGAGTAGTTGCCGATGGAGAAGTGCTGGTACCAGTTGTCTGATTCTTGCCAGGTGACGTTCGGTAGGTCTTTGGTGCGGTCGCGGGTGATGCGGTAGGCCATGCGGTCGATGTTGTCGCCTTTGGGCATGGTGCCGTATTTGCCGATGCGTCCGTGGTTGCCGTATTCGCAGACGACGCGAACGGTCTCGAAGTATCCGGCCATCGTGCGGGTGAGCCGCTCCATGATGCGTGACGCCTCAAAGAGTTGGTCGAAGAGATACGCCTCGATTTCGTAGAGCTGCGACTCGTAAATCCCGAGGCCCTCGACCATGTCACCACCGAGCATCAGGACGGCTTCGCGTACCGGGTGGTCGCGTCGTTGAATGTCGGTGATTCGCATCACCTTTTCGGCGAAGAGGTCGATGCGTTTGGCGAGCGTCTCGACGCCGAACGACACGGTCTTCTTGCCGAGTTGCCAGTCGGTGGCGTGGATCAGTGCGACTTCAGGTCGTGCTTTCCGCTTGTCCACGGCAGGCCGCTTGAGAGGTTGTCCTCGCCCAGATGCCTTAGCCGCCGCAGAGGCGGCCTGATAGACGGCTTCGACGATGTCGTCGGTTCGTCGCTTGTTTCGGGCGGCTTCGGCTTGAGTCTTTCGGAGGAGCTTCTGGAGGTCCTCGATTTGTTGGGCTTGCTCATAGTCGCCGGTCATGATGGTGCGACGATGCTTCGGACGCGGCTAATCGCCGAATAGGAACACATGAAGCCTTTGGCTTTGATGACGCGATGGATTGCGGAGGTGCTGATGGCGGGGTCTTGGCAGGCTTTCACCAAATCTTTCCAACCGGAGTCTCCGAGATGCTCTCGGAGTTTGTCGTCGATGCGATTACTTTTTGGCGGCTTTGATGCTTCTGCCTTGATTGCGTCTAATAGTTCTCCCACTTGTGGTCCCTCCTGTTAGGTGCCATTCGATGTGCGAATCCACCTTACCCTCGACTCTGTTGACCGTGTTGGATACCCGGTCGAGGGCGTCCATGACTGCCCCGTGGTCCTTGCGGTTCTCCTGGCGGAACTGCTGGATGACCGCGACGATGATTCCGCCGACCGAGGCGATGACCGCGCCTAGGACTGCTGCGATGCCGGCGTCCATCAGGCGACCTTGCTCGGGTCCACGAGCCGGATGTGCCAGGGCTCCGCACCTTTGCCGTTGGCGTCGCCGAGCACTTCGTGGCTGAACCCGAATCGTTCTTCGTTCTTCAGCAACCATTCGAGGATTGGGCCGTTGGCGTTGGCTACGTCAATGGCGATGCCGTAGAGGTGGCGTGATCCGCGTGCGGAGCCGTTGGCGATGTCGTCGATCGGGGCGGCCATCGGTGCCATGCCCTTCTTCAGATACCACGTCTTGCCGTCCCATGTGCGGGTCGATGCGCCCGGTATCGGCTTCAAGCGGTAGCGGGCAAGGAAGCCTGCCTTCTGCTGCTCGATGCTTCGGAACGTGTCACCGGACGACGTGGGCTTGAGTGTGATGCCGTCGGCTGCGGCGGCCTTGACCATCGCTTCCCAAGCTCGAGCGGCACAGGTCTCCAACTTGCCGCCGCCAGTGATTGGCTTGAGCATGTCGGGTGTTATCTGCGACGGCTTCTTGCCGGCGAGATGCTCGCACCACTTGATTTCGCGAACCGGCCAAGTAGGGCGAGACATGGCCCTACTTCTTCTTTGCTGGTTTGCCGTTGCCGAACGCTTCTTTGATTTCCTCGGCGGTCAGGTCTCCGTCGACGGAGGCAGCCGCGAGTTTCTGAATCACTTGGACGCACGCCATGATGCCTGAGAGGATTGCGGCTTTGGCGACGCTGACGCCGATGACCGCACCGCCGGCGATCGCCGGGAGGGCGTTGGCGAGGAAGAGGCTGAAGAGTCGTTGGCCGAGGTCGAGGGCTTTGGCGATGGTCGCGTTCGATTTGATGTTCACGTCAGTCTGGCTCATCGTTCTCTCCTCGTATGGTCAGCCACAAGTGTAATGTGACGACGAGAGCCGTGACCAGCGTTGCCTGATACAACGTCGACCCGGTCAACGTCAGCAACACCAACGCCGTCCCGCCCCACGTCCACGAGTTCTCCAGAATGTACTCTCGCCACTTCATCGTCTCTGCCTGCTCGAAGGTGCCACCACCGTCAGCAGGACCACGGCGTTCAACGTCTTGCGTTGTTCCTCAGGAATCCTAGAGCCTGGCGGATTCCAATCACGCTTGCACAAATACACCGGTTCCTCACGCCACTCGACCTCGACCTCACGACACTCGAGTTCGTAGGATTCGGCGTTGGCCTGCTGGGCGATCGCAAAGCAGGCGGGGATGCAGAGAAGCCAGCGAAGGCTTCTACGCTTCTTCACCGCTCGGAGGTGTCACGAAGTTCGTGCCGTCCCAGATGTCGCCGATGCCGGCGTACTTGCCTCGTGAGGCACCCTCAACAGGGTTGTTGTTGTACGACGTTTGCACCCACTCACCCGACAACCCGATATTGGCAATAAACGCCTTACCTGCGGTTTCGGTTGGTGCGTCATCGTTGGAGACAACAATTACTTCTCGGACGGCGCCGTTTTCTACTCGTGCGAAATGTGCCATGTTGATAGCTGCTTTCTTAGGTTAAACCCGAACTCTGACGATAACGACACCAGAACCGCCGTTGCCGCCGTCAGCGGCACCACTTCCGCCACCTGCACCGCCACCCGTGTTGGCGGTGCCGTTACTACCAGCACCTGTTGAGCCATTTCCGCCACCGCCAGAACCGCCTGTGCCACCAGAACTGCCGCCAGCGGCAGGATAGCCAGCACCACCGCCGCCACCAGCACGAGTGACTGAACTACCCGTGATAGATGATGCCAAACCAGCACCGCCGTTGCCGCCGTTGCCGCCTGATGAGTTTCCACCGACCGCACCTGCGCCACCACCGCCTGCACCACCACCGCCTGCGGCGGCATCACCACCGTTGTTGCCCTGACCGCTTGTGCCTGCGCCACCTGTGTTCGCTGAACCTGTGTAGTTTGCACCTGCACCAGAACCGCCAACACGAGCGACATTGGCACCGCCACCACCACCGCCGATGGCATAGTAAGAACCAAGTCGTGAGTTCACACCATTGGTGTTTACGGCACCACCGCCGCCAACAGTCACCGTCAATGCGCCGACAGGCAGGTAGGCATCAGTAATCGCCAAGTATCCACCAGCACCACCGCCACCGTTTCCACCACCGCCACCGCCAGCAATGATCACCAAATCAGCTAACCCAGCCGCCGAAACATTCAACGTTCCAGACGCAGTAAAGGTCAAATACTTGTAATTAACACCACCAGACGAATAGGTACCTGTTGCGGTGTCAGAAAAGTTTGCTGAACCTACGCCGCCACCGCGAAAAAAGATTGCTGCTGACGCGCTGGTGAAATAAACGACTCCGCCCTCCCACTGCGCCAACGTCGGTGCCGAACCAGCCGAAGAGTTGAGTGTCAATCCAGTCCCGGCCGCAATCGTCTGCGTACCAGAACCGATCGAATGAATCCAAAGAGCATCACCTGCGGTGAACACATTGTTCGGGACGGTGACGGTCCCGGCGGAACCCATGTTCTGCACGCGTCGCTGTCCTACGTCGCTTGCTTGCAGCGTGTAGTTGGCGGTGCCGGTCGTGACCGTCATGTTGAAATCGTTCTGTTGCAGGGTGGTCATCTGCGCCGCGGTCAGCGTCTGCCCACTTGTGAAGGTTTGCTTGGCCATACGGGTGCTTATCCTAGCCCAACATTGACATCGTCGAGTTGCGATGTATCAAGGATGAACTGCGTCAGGAGCTGGGCTTGTCCGAGGCCGATGACCATTTGGTGCAGGCCGGGTGTGATTTGGTGGGCGATGCGTTCGATGAACACGTCCTGGGTGATGGAGGCGGGCGACCCGGTCGCGAACGTCTTTGCGACGCTGATGACGTCGCCGATCTCGAAGGCGTCGAGCGTCTGGATTTGTGCGGGCGTCAACCCGTTCATGACCACGCCAATCTCCACGAACCGTGACACCGGGTCCTTGTACTTGTCGACCAGGTTCTGGGCGAGTGTCGCGGCCTGGGTGGCGTCGGCGAGCGGGAGACTGTTGAGGCTGTAGTTCGTGATGCCGTATTGGGTGATCGACGCGGAGTCGGATGCGGTGCCGGTGGCGTTGCCTTGCGTGGTGACGGTCACGGAGTTGAAGAGTGTCTCGGCACCGTAGAGGACGTCGAGCGTCTGGTACGGGATGGCGGTGCCGCCATCGCTGAACGTCGCGATCGCGGTGGAGAAGGTGAAGTCGATGCGTGGCTGGAAGGTGGCGTCGCCGTTCTTGGCGATGAAGAATCGTCCGTCTTCGGATTCGGCCACGGCTTGGAGTGCGGCGGCGACGCTGTCGCCGTCGGCGTAGGCGAACGTGCCGAGGGTTGCGACACCGGTTTGGATGTCGCGGGTGGCGGTGGAGTATGCGACTTCGGGTCGGTCGAGGATGCGGGTGACGCGGGCTGAGGTGAGTTCTTGCGGCGGGGTGAAGGCGAGCAGGGTGGTCTTGGCGAAACTGGACATGTCGTCGACGCCAACGATGGTGCAGGTGGAGAGATCGGGTTGGGCGTATTCGATGTCAAGGTCTTGGACGCGGCCGACGAACAATGGTTCGGTTCCGGCGGTGCCGGCGTAGACCTGCATAAAGCGACGTGGTGCGATGCCGAGGCTGCCTTGGTAGTACGGGGAGGCGGTGTTGGCCGGGTCGAAGGAGCGGCCTGAGGCTCGATCGTCAAGGACGATTTGGCAGACGCCGGGTTGGAACTGTGATCGGAGTTGGTCGGTGCGTCCGCGGGTGATGCCGACGGAGAGGACGTATTCGGTGACGTCGACGAAATCGGTTGAGCCGTCGAGGGTGTCGGTGCCGTCAAGCGTGGACGAGTCGAGTGTGAAGACGTCGGTGACGAATCCTGCGTCGAGCAGAACCTTCAGGGTCTCACCCCACGGCATCACCTTCGCCATCTCAGGCCACGCGCATCAACGTATCAAGCGGACCAGCCACCGACGTGTACTGATCCAACACCTCAATGATTTCCTTCCCGACCTGATAAGCGTTCCCGCCGATACCTGCGGTGACGTTCACGATGACGGGTGTCGGCTGACTGCCTGCGGCACCAGCGACACCTGACGTGCCGGTTGCTGCGGGCACGGGCACAGCGGGGATGAGCCCCGGTTGACCGACCTGTCCCGCAATCTTCGGGAAGTTCTTGGTGACTTCGGCGAGCTCTGCCAGGGCTTCCTTGTAGCGATCGAGTGCGTCGGCTTGGTCTTGCAGTGCGTCGGTGTACGCCTCGGCCGCGTCCTTCTGCGCCTGCTGGGCTTTCGTGACCGCATCCTGAAACGGCAGCAGCTCTGCGTCGCCGTCCCGCAGACCTTCGGTTGCGATTCGCAACTGGCGTCGCGCCTCCGTCAACTTCTCAGCCGTGTCAATCTGACCGTCCTCAGCGTCGGCGACCGCGAACTTCGCTTCCGCTAGGGCAATCTCCGCCTTGCGAATCTCGTCTGGTGTCGACTGCGGATCGAGGCGAATCTCCGCCAACTTCTTCTCCGCGTCACGAACCGCGATGACCGCCTCTTCCTGACCGAACTTCGCCCTGGCGAGACTGCGTTCGGCGGCTGCGACCTTGCGTTGAGCATCCGCAATCTGGGCGGGTGACTGTGCGCCTTGAGCCTTGGTCAGTTCCTCGCGGGCTTTCGCCAACGCGAGGTCGGCTTCCGCAACCGACTCGGCCGCCTTGCCGGTGCGCTTCTGGGCGTCGGCAAACGACCTCGCCGCAGACTGCGCCGACTTCAACACCTGCGTGTATTCCTTCAACTTCTCCGCCGCGGTCTTCGTCTTCTCAGTACCACTACCCGTACCCTTGTTGAGACTTTCCTGGGCCTTGAAGTATTCCTGCATCGCCTGGGCACCCGCCAATCGGGCACGGTTCTCCGCCTTGACCGACGACTCGAAGCGGACCATGTTGCCCTGCGTCGCAGCCAACTGACCGTTGAAGATACTGAGACGAGCACCAGCCTCTTTCACGCTGTACTCGAAACGCCCGAACGAGACTTCGGCAATCGGTCCGATTTCTTCGACGTCGATGCCGATCTTCTGCATGCCTCGGATGACGACGTTGACTGCGTCAATCAACACGTTGATTGCGCCAATCACTCGATTCACCATGTTCTCAAACGCACCAATGACGAAGTTGCCCATCGCCTTGAACGCGTTAGTCACACCACCGGTCTTGGCGATCAGAGTCACGAATCCTGCGACGAGCAGACCGACCAGGACGATTATCGCGCCGATACCAGTCGCCGTCAGGGTCGCACCGAACAACGTGTTCGCCGCCGACGCCAAGAACAACGCGGTCTTGTAGACACCGAACGCCGCAGCCAACAAGGTAATCTGACCCGTGATGGCTCCGACTGCCGTCAGCAGGAACACGACCGCACTCGTGTTGTTCTCAATGAACGTCGCGACGCTGCCCAAGACACCGACCAACGATTCGAGTATCGGCAGGAACGCGGTCCCGATCGACTCCACAATCTCGTCGAACCGGTTGCGGAGAATGGTCATCTGACCCGACAGCGTCTGCCCGGCAGCCTCGGCCGCACCACCGAAGTTGCGGTTCAACTCCTGAAGAATCTGATTGAATGACTGGCCCTCCTTGATGTTGTCGCGCAGCGTCGGGCTGAGTTGTTGCAACGCCTTGTAGTTCCCTTGCGAAGCCTTCGCCAACGCTTGCGACACCGACTCCAAGTCCGCACCCGTCGCGACCGCAATGTCCTGAGCAGTCGTCAACAAGTTCTGCGCCGTCGTCACATCGCCGGTCGCCACCGCCAACGCCGACAACGCCGGACGCATCTGACTGTCCGTGAACGTCGTCGTCTTCATCAACCCGGAGATGAACTCCTCGGTCGACGCAATCGTCTCGTCGGTCGCCCCGGTGACGTTCCTCAACGTCTGGGCGAGTTTCTCCTGCTCGGCCTGGTCCTCGATCGCCGCCTGGGTCGCCTTGGTGGCGAACGCCGTGATGCCTGCGAACGCCGCAGCCGACGCCGCCGTGACCGCCGTGATGGCCGGGACGACCTTCTGAATCTGGCCCTCGGCATCCCCGAAAATCTTCTTGGCTCCACCGCTGAGTTCCCCGAACCCTTTGAGCAGGTCCTTGGAGTCAAGCATCAGCTTGACGATGAAGTCACGCGTCACGGCCATGACGCACGATTCTACTCAGTCAGAAGACAGCGTCTTTCTGAGTTCCCTGAACTCGCCGAGCAATGCAACCGCAATCTGCGACTTGGTCAAACCGTCAAACCGTGACAAGTCCTGCGGCTCGTTCCACCACGCTTCACTCTCCCAATACCGTTTCGCTCGCGACTGCGTCGCACGCGGATTCGGGCGTCGCACCGGGCGAGCAATGAATCGTTCCTCGAGCTGCGGGTCGAGGTAGTCGCCGTAACCGATCTTGATGTCGGGCGTGGTCAGCGGCTGGTGCTGAGGACGGTAGAAGATGCGTGCGGGGTCTTTGGTTTGTGGGTCGCCGACGACGTTGATTCGCTCATGCAGACGAGTCCAGACTTCGTGCCACCGGTCGGCAGGCACCGGATACTTGAGCGGCAGGACGAGGTGCCAGTGCTGGTCATCTGGCGTGTGCGACCACGTCGTGTAGGCGAGATACTCCAACCCGTCCAGGCGTGCGTGGTCGAACGCTTCGCCGTCCATGTCGACGACGAGGCAGGTGACTTGGTCGACGTTGCGGTTGCCTCGGGTCGTGTTCGGCAGATAGGTGACCGGGGACCAGAGTTCGCGTCGCGTCTTGTCATCATTGGCGACGCTGATCTGGAGCAGGGCCGAGAGGCCGCACCATGAGATGGCGAACTTGCGTGGTTCGTTGTCTTTGATGTGCCGAAACTTGACGGCTTGAATCATCGTTGTCGCAGGCATGGCGGGCCTCCTCGGTTCACCCTAGCGTCAGGTCGCCCCGGCAGCAAGCTTCTTCAACACGCGCTCGATTGAGTCCCCGTATTCCTTGGCGATGTAGGACTTCGAGTCGCGGACCGCCTGCCAGAAGAAGTAGCCCTGCCGTCCGCGGTGACGCAGGAACTGTTGGGTGGTGGGGCGGCGTCGGCCGCCGAACTCGGCACCGAAGAACACGTCGCTCATCTTGACCTTGGTCTTGCGTTTGCGGTTCGATCGCGAGGCCGAGACGTAGCCGCGGTTCGCATCGAGTTTGATGGTCGGGATGCGGTCACGTCTGGCACGCAATCCTTCGACGACCGCCTGGGCTTGAGACCTGCCGGATGAACCAGGTCGGTTCGGGCCGTGCTTTGGTTGCCCGGCTGCGTTGACTTTCGCCTTGTCCACGACCGTCTGGGCGACCGCTTCGGCGGCGATACGCATCTCCTTATTGAACATCGGATACGCCTGCGACGCATCACGCAAGAACTTGAGCAGTTCATCAGACATGAAACTGACTTGGCCTGCGCGACCAGTCGGCTGAATCAGGGCAGAGCTGAGAGGGCTGACTGCCATGTCACCGATTGTATGGCGTGTTCGGGTTCTGCTTCACCGCTTTCCAACGCAGATACGCCGCCAACGTGTAAAGCATCCGGGGCGACTCAGCCAACAACTGTGACGGGGCGATGCCCGTCTCGACCGCCAGGTAGGCGATCAGCCAGTGGGCTGAGTGCTCTCCAAAGGGACGATCTTGTCCTCGCCTTCGGCCGCGGAGATTTGCTCAACCGTCTCGAGCCACGCATCGAACTCGAGTGCGGTGACTTTGTTGCGTCGTTCGCAATGCCATGCGAGCCATGCGAGGTCGCGCACTTTCATCTCGGCTTCCACTTTCGCCATCGAGACGTTGTGCACTTCCTCGAACTTGACGAAATCGGCGAACGCCACGACTGCGAGTCGTTTCTTGCCGTCCGTGCCGTGCACGGATAATCCGAGTTTCATGTCCTACCTCCGCAGGGTGAAGTTGATGGAACTAGACCAGAGCCTTGGTGATTGCGCCCGAGATCGGGAATGTCACATCGGCGGTGTTGAGTTCACCGACTGCGCCGTTGACCGGAGTCCACTCAGTGACGAGCACCGAGAACGTGTATGACGGATTGGTCGTGCCGGTCGTGGTGCCGTTGGGCTTCACGACGCAGGTGACTGCGGTCGAGCCGACGAGCGGGAAGAAGAGTCCGTCGATGGCGTTGTAGTCATTGTGAATCGAGAATGTCACCGAGTTATCGATGAGACCTGAGACGCGAGTGATTGCAGTGCTCCCGAACGCCGTGGTCGGCACTTCGGCTGCGCTCGTCGACAGCGTGACTGAGGCGACGTTCGCGCTAATGTCCGTGCCGTTGAAGTTGATGTTGGCGTTGGTGAGAACCAGCTTTGCCATGGTTATTTGTCTCCTGCCTTATCGGCCTTCGTGGATTTCTTTGGATCTTCGACTGGCGTAAGGATGCCGGCCTCGATCAACAACTCTACATTGTCGATTCCGGTTCCGTCCACAAACCCGCCCGGCTCGGTGCCGGTGACTGGGAACGGTCCGCTGACCAAGTATTTCGCCATGTTCTAAGCGTACACCGTGACCTTGAAATCCATCGCCAGGTAGAGCGTGTCGTTCGCGTCGATGTTCGTGAAGTTGGATGCCGAGTTGACGATGAGGTCGTCGCACACTCCGCCCAGCGTCTTATCGGCCTCAATCGCGGCACGCACCGACTGCGCTCCGTCCCATGACGTGTATTGGTCGACCTTGTCCTGGGCGGTTCGTTCCGACGCACGATTCACGATGACAGTGACGGTGAAGTCCATTACGACTCCGCCGGTGGCGAACCCCGTCTGGTGGTAGCGGATTTCATCAAGCGTGGAGAACGCGAACGGCGGGTTGACTTGGTCAGGCTGATAGTCGTAGGCACGCAAACCGGGGACGGTTTCGATGCGGGTCTTGAGACCATCTTTGACTTGGCTGACTGTGGCGGGCATCAGGCGAACATCCGCATGCGTCGGTATGGCTCGACGAGCTGAGCCATGTCAGGGTCGAGGAACCGAGAGACGCGGATCGCGCCGAGGTCGCCGAAGCCGGCGACGCCGAGCGGCGAGTCGTACCGCTTGAAGATGCGCGACGACTGGATGATGCACGCTTGCTTGACGGGTTCGGGCACGCTCGCCCAACCCCACTTCGCCGTCACCTGCACCAATGCTTGCTCGCCGTAGTTGGCGTTCACCGTCGGGAACAGATAGTTGCCGACCGCACGAATCTTGTCGTATGACCAAGTCAGTCCGTCGAGCACGCCGTTCAACGGTTCGAGTTGATAGTCGCTGGTCTGCCATGTGGTGTCGAATGTGCCGTCAGCGAACGACGACGTCATGAGCACGAAACCGGTGGTGGTGTAGAAGTCGTCGACGTCGCACACGAACTCGGTGTTCGCCTGGAACACTCGCGGGGTCGCCGATGAGACTGCCCAGAACTGGCGGTTGCAATAACCGTCGATCAGACGCGAGGCGGCTCCGACGCAGTTCTCCAGCAGGCCGTCGTCGGCCGTGTCGGCCGTGCCGATACGCAGAGCCGACTTGATTTCAGCGAGCGTGCAGTAGCCGTTGGTGATTGCCATGACGCGTCAATCCTACTCTGGCACACCCTTCTGAATAAGCCCCGCACGCAACCTCGCCTTGAAATCCTGAGCCTGCTGCTCACCCGCACGGTTCGCCGGCCACGACTGCGAACCAGACCAACGATGCCACACGATCCGCACCCGATAGTCAAGCTTCACTTTCTTTCCGAAGTACGCCCACTCGGCGAACAGCACCTCGTCGGGGTAGATGTATTCGCGGAACGGAATCTCCATGAGCGTCGAACAGCGGAAGATGTATCCGCCGTTCATGGGATTGTTCGGCAAGTCGTAGCAAATCTCGAACAGTCCAGGCGGCGGCGGATAGGCGATCGTGCTCGTCTCTCCTGCTTGCTGACCGGCGAACCCGATCGCATCCTCGGTGCCGTTGATGTCGACGAACGCATCAGGGAGCAACTCGTCGTCAAGACCGCTGAAGAACAGCCAGTCAGTTCCGCAGTCTCTGGCAATCAAGTTGATGCCCATGAACCCGCCTTCATACACCAACTGCGTGATGTTCTGAGGCAACCCTTCGAGCGGCTTGTCGGTCGCGATGATGATTCGGTCAGGTTGCGGATTGCACCGTGCGATCGATGCCAAGAACCGTTCACCGAACCTCGACCAATAGCGGTCGCCCCAGTTCAACGCGCCGAGCGTGACGGTGTTCAGTCCCATCCCAACTCCAGGCGTCGCGTCAAGTCCCAATCCAAGGGCAAATCCTGCGTCATGCGCTCCTCAAACAGTATGCGGTTCGCATCGAATGACTTGCCATTCAGACGCTCGAACTTCTCCGACGAACGCAGCGTGGAGGAGTTGCGGTGATAGATGGCCGCCGTCGACCGCACGATTTCGCAGCCTTTTCGTTGCACCCTGATCTCGTAATCGTTGTCCTCGAAGTACGCCGGGTGGAACCCTTCGTGGAACAACCCGACTTTCTTGACGACTTCCGACCCGACCCAGAAACACGACCACGGCGGCTTGCCGCCGAGCACCAGATTCGACGGTGAGCAGTCAACGAAGAACTCCTCCACGCCGTGACCGCCGAACGTGACGTCATGATTCACGACCATCCACCCGGCCGACTTCGGTGTCGCCTTGATACCGAGATTCCACGAAGCCGCCACACCAAGATTCGACGGCAACCGAAGATGCCACACTCGTTCCGCATGCACCGCCGTCGGAACCCAACCGCACGGACCGTTGTCCACCACCACCAAGTCGCCAATGCGACCCGTGAACGAGTTCAACATCTGATCGACCCGCTGGTGCTCCGTCAGCACCGGCACGATCAGGACTGGGACAATCGGCACCACGCAGCAATCTCCTTCATCGCCGGCTTCCAATGCGACTCGTACACCGCGTCGGCCTCGTACTGCTTGGCGAACTCCACCGCCTTCTGCGACGTACCATGCCCTCGCTTGTACGCCTCTTCCAACGAGTTCAAGATTGCCGGCACCGAAGGCGTCAAGAACCACGACTTCTGCGCCGCATCCCAGAACGGTTGCCCGTCCACGACCCAACCATCACCGACGAGCTCCGGCTGGGCGGTGAAGTTCGAGACGATGACCGGGGTGCCGCAGGCTTGGGCCTCGATGACGGGGATGCCGAACCCTTCACCCATGCTCGCAGCCAGGAGCACGTCTGCCGCGCTGTAGAGGGCCGCCATTGCGTGCTTGGGCAGCCCCATGCGGTAAAGGTACGGGTCGGCGTATTTAATGCGTTCTGGGGCAATACCGCACGCCTGGGCCAAGGTCTTGAGGTCGATGCCTCCCATCGACCCGCTCTCCTCGGTGTGCATGTAGAGCACCGCATCCGGGTGTTTCTGGGCGAACATGGCGAACGCCATGAAGTTCTCGGCGAACGCCTTGCGCGGAGGGTAGACGCCCTTGTTGGCGGCGGTCATCATGACGACGAAATCGTCGTCCTTGAACCCCATGATTTCACGGCCGCTGATGTTGCGACCGTCGTTGTCCTTGACGTGCTTGACCGGCTTGTAGTCCGATTCGATGGCGTGCGGAACATAAATGCTGCGGATGCCTTGCTGCTCGAGCATCTTGGCACCGAACTTGCTCATCGCAATCGGCATCACGTTCGGTTTCTGGCACCACGCAATCACGTCGGGAGGGCATGGCGAATGGTCAATGGGAACCCAGGACGCGATGTTCGGAACCTTGTCAAGATTCGGGGCCTTCAACACCCACACGTCGAACAAGGTGATGATGAGTTTCGGGAGCGTTGTCGACTGCGTCCACTCCATCCAGTGCGCGACCACGACGTCGTCGCTGTACGGGGCTACGCCCCGCGGGTAGATCTTGATGCCGTTCCAGTTCGACGTCGAGCCTTCGAGCCCGTAGATTGCGTGGATCGCGACTTCGTGCCCTTCTTTGATGAGCCGCTTGACCGCTTGCTCGGTTTGCTGTCCGTAGCCCGTTCCCGCCCACGGCGCGTTCGAGAACCAGAGGGCTCTGACTGCGTCCGGGGATCGACGACTGACTCCTCGTACAAGTGCGCTACGCCCAGCTGCAAGAGCAGGATCGCCGTCGGCTCCGGCAAGTCCACCGGCACGTCCTTGATGATGACCTTCATTCACGCAGTCCTCCAATCGCAGGTTGATTCGTTGAAAGTCTAGGCGGGTCGCACGACCCTGCGTGTTTCGTGCGACCCGCTTCGACAGTGGTGTGCCCGTCAGGGCACTTCACCGACTCGGCTTTATCAGCTGTTGTTGATGAAGTACTTGACGTGGCTCGTCTGCGGCAGGTTGCCGTCCACGCGCATCGTGGCGCGGAAGGTGACGAGGTCCGCGTTGAACGCGTAGTCGTCGCTGCGATCGAGACGGAGGCCGCCGGCTTGACGGACGTAGTAGCTCGGGAGGTGTCCGAAGATCACCGACTTCGCTGCCGACGCCTGCGAGGCCATCGCCGGGTTCTCGAACACCGGGAAGTTGAGGAGCTGGTCGTTGCCATCTGCCAGCGCGGGGCTGAAGATGTAGTTACCAGCGGTGTCCTTCAACTTGCGGACCGCGCCGAGGGAGGCGGTGTTCATCATCCAGCCGACGCCAGGCAGACGACGCGCCGCGCCGTCCAGGCTGTACGCCAGGTCGATGAGGTTGTCTGCGGTGAACAGACCACCGGCGGTCGTGCCGAGCACGCCCGAACCGGCGGCGGCCACGATGCCCTTGGGCTTGTTCGTGCCGTTGCCGGTGGTGAGGTCTGCGTTCACGGCGTAGCCGATGGCGTTGCCGGTCTGGGTCGCGAGGAAGGCGAGGATGTCCACGCCCGAGTCCTCGATCAGTTCACGCGACAGTTGCACCAGGAACGAGTACTTGTACGCGCCCAAGGTAATGAACTGGTTGAACGACGGATCGGACTCGCCGATGGCGGTGCCTTCACCCGTGATGGTGCCGGTCGACCAGGTGTTCTGCGACGGGATCTGGAGGTTCTCGCCACCAGCCGTGCGAAGCACCGTGGAGGTGTCCAGCATCGGGCCGACGAGACGCGCCTGCAAGATGACCTGGTCGTAGAACGACGTGGGCACCGGGGCTCCGGTCGACGTCTTGACGACGTCGCGGGTCTCGAAGGTGAATGAACGGGTCTCGCCGCGAGCCATCGAACGGACGATGTCCGCGTCGCTGGTGACGGCCTTCTGGGTCGGGCGCACTTGGCCGGCGATCTCGCGGGTTGCCGCTTCGATCTTGGCTTCGCGCTCGGCATCGGCCTTGAGGGCCTCGATGCGAGCAGCACGCTCGTTGAGGTCGGCGTTCATCTTCTGGTATGACGCCTCTTCTTCTGCGGTGAGGTCGCGCTTCTCAGAGGCAGCCTTGTCGAGAAGGGCCTTGGCCGCTTCCCAAGCACGCTGACGCTGCTCGACCTGACGCTCGATGTATTCCTTCATGATGTCAGTGTCCTTTCAGGACGTAGTTGTTGGACACGCAGGGATTTTTTATCGC